TTTAGACCTTTGCGTTTTTGACTGGGCCGTTAATTCTGGTACAGGAAGAGCTGCAAAGAAACTTCAATCAATGATTGGTACAGTTGCAGATGGTGGCATCGGGCCAAACACTCTTAAAAAACTAGATGAGTACATTGATGAAGAAGGTGTTGAGGGTGCGATTGCCAACTACACTGAAATCAGACAAGATTTTTATGAAAGTCTAAGTACATTCGATACCTTTGGTAAAGGATGGACTAGAAGAAATACAGAAACCGAAACAGAAGCGTTCAAGATGGCAGGGGTTTATTTACCAAATTAACCTTGACAAATCTGTTTTACTTTGATATAATAATGAAATACAACTTGAGGAAATATTATGTTTACACACAAACCTGTAGAAATACCAGAACTACAAACCAAAACTGTTAACCGAAAACGGTTCTATCTAATACCAGATGGTAAAATGTATCCATCTATCACAACTGTCTTGGGAAACCGTAAGGCAGAAGGTCTTCATGCATGGCGTAAAAGAGTCGGTGACGATGTTGCAAATTACATCGCACGAACTGCTGCTGCAAGGGGTACGAAAGTACACCATATGTGTGAGGACTTCTTAAACAACAAAGAAGTAAATAGAGAACCATTTCTCGCTGCAGCGTTGTTTAGTCAATTGGAAAAGACTATCAGTGAAAAGGTAGACAATATCTATTCACAAGAGTGTGGTCTTTATTCTGATAAATACATGGTTGCTGGTCGTGTAGATTGTATTGCAGAATACAATGGTGAACTTTCTATAATTGACTTTAAGACTTCTCGTTCAGAACGTAATGACGATTGGAATGAGAATTACTACATTCAGGCATCTGCATATGCAGAGATGTTTGAAGAACGCACTGGTCATGCAATCAATCAGATTGTGATTCTAGTGGTAACAGAGGATGGAGTTGTCCAAGAATTCATCAAAGATAAGAAAGATTATCTGGGGATGTTGATTGAAGCAGTTGACGATTTCACCCAAGCATGGGAAAAAGAAAATGAAAAATTGGATGAAAGTCCTGCCATTATCGGCGCTCCTGTTTAGTGGTGTTGCATCAACAGCAATGTTGTCATCAGCATTCGCACAAGAAAAGGACACACAAACAGAACTAGAAAAAAAAGGAATGTTTTACTGGGCTCAAAAACCAGCACAATGTTCTAGTAGTGAAGCAGTAGTTGAACAATTAAAGAGACATGGAGAACTTCCTACCGTATGGATGGAAGGTCTTACTGGAATGCCAAATGGTTCTTTCAATGGGTCAAAGTTTGTTATTGCAATCAATCCAAAAGCAGACCCTGTAACATGGACACTACTTGAATTTGTCAATGGTGGAAAACAGGCTTGTATTCTTGGATTTGGTCAAGGAATGATAAATATCAGTACACCAGACCAAGACGGTGTGAAAACGTGACCACAATCTGGCACCTATTATTGACAGTGTGTCTTGGAAGTACCTGTGTAGAACAGGACGTTCAGTGGTTCGATGAAGAAAAACAGTGTAAAGAACTATTACCAGTGTATGCTGGTATTCCTACTGATGGTGATTGGGATACAGTCGAATATATCTGCAAACCTGTAGGAAGTAAAGGAGTATAGAATGTACGAATACAAATGTAAACTAGTTAAGGTCGTTGATGGCGATACCATTGATGTCGATATTGACTTAGGATTTGGTGTATGGATGAGAAATCAAAGAATCAGAATGTATGGAATTGATACACCAGAATCTAGAACATCTGACCCAATTGAAAAGGTGTACGGTAAAGCTGCATCTGCGTTTCTAACTAAATGGACAAACGCTGGTGACCTTACTTTGAAAACATTCAAAGATGGTAAGGGTAAGTATGGACGTATTCTAGGAGAGATTTGGTTTGGTGGTGAACACAATATCAATCAACTCTTAGTAGACAATCATCATGCAGTACGCTATCATGGTCAATCTAAAGATGAGATTGCAGAAGAACATCTTGCAAATCGTTCTATTTTGTCCTTGACAAATGAAAAATAATTTGGTATAAATATAATACAGTTTGATGATACAAATCAAATACTGGACAGGACATGGGGGCAGTACCCATCGCCTCCACCATAATTACTTGAGGACAAGTATGCTTGATAGGTTGATAGACATTTTTATTAAGTGGTTCAACATAAAAACAGAACCACCAGTGAAATATCTGGGTGGTGTTGGTAAATCGAGTAATTATGATGGGGGCGAACTAGGTTCGACTGACAGGGATAGAGGCGAGTAGAATTGTCGGATGACTGCGTAATAGGTCAAAAACCGTAAATGCAAACGATAACAATGCATATGTAGATTACGCTCTAGCAGCTTAATCGTACTGAGTTTCGGTGGTGTACTTGGAAACAGAAACACCACCACTTAATTATGAAGAGGATATCATGAAGGAATTTATACTAGTTATTACAATGTGGGGTGCTGATACTGGTGGTACAGAACACTATATCGGACAGATTGCATTACAGCAACCTATGACAAAACCACAATGCGAATATATGATAGATGAGAAAATGTGGAAACACACTTATGAAAATGAATACTATCATATGAAAGGACACTGCTTCCCAGCAGAATGTTCTGGTAAAGAACAGTGTACAGAGTAACAGGATATTTTAAAGAACGGAAGGTAGTTCAGTATTTTACTGATGTGTATGACGCTATTGATTTCAAAGATGTTGTTGATGCACACTATCCTCTAAAGGTAACATTTGAAAAGGGAGTATACCCAGTGAGAAGTTTTATTGTAGATAGTTGGAATGGTGTAATGAATATGGATAGAAATCCATTGAGACACATTCCAGATTTAAGTACAAGACACATGGTACTACAAGTGCTTGCATGGATGTGGTGTATTGTGTTTAGTATGTGGATTGGTAGTTTTTGGGTTATGGGTATCAGTATGATTGCTCATGCATTATTACTTGCCGCAATAGTTATTACAGTCGCAACCTTTGAAACTGCAAGACGAGCTCCACAGTATTTTGGTGGATATGGTCGTGGTGCTGGTGGCGAACACGAATAGTGTGGCGACTTAATACGCTCGTGTGGGGTCATGGTTAACCTCACTTCTTTAGTTTAATAGGAAAGATTATGAATATGGAAAAATTGATGACACCTAAGAAATTCTCTCTCGCAGTAGAACAGGTAGTACAGGAATGTGGATGTTCTCACATGGAAGCAGTGCTAGATTATTGTGAGAAGAATAACATCGAACCAGATACAGTAAAACCCCTTATCACAAAATCTCTCAAAGAGAAGATTGAGTGCAATGCAAGGGATTTACATTATTTACCCAAAGTCGCACAGTTACCAATCTAATGGAAGCATATGACGCATACAAAGTATATCATGCGTTGAAACTTCACTTTACTAGTAACTATGACTATGCAAAATATAATGGTAAAGCGAATGTGAGTGTGGACTCGTTCTTGAAACGAAAGGACAGACCCTTCTTTGGTCGTGTTGCACGAAAGTATAAAGACGAAACCAAGGACTTCTTCATATCCAACTTTATAGTCAATCCCAAAGGCTGGGTTGGAAATTTTAACGATGAGAATTATTTGAACTGGAAGAAAAGAAATCAATCCCTCAAGTATAATTACAAATCAGAACTTACAGAGTTATTCAACAAGGTTGAAACCTTTGATGATATCTTTGCTAGTGAAGGACAACATCCGTTGTTGTTAAAACAATTCATGTCTAAGAAGACTTCAATGGAGACAGTAGCGATACTGGAATCACTTCTTGGATTTTGTAGTAGATTCGATAAACAGATACAGGAAACAATTGTATGGCCCGATAGAAAAAAACTGATAAAAAATTACAGTAACCTCTTGACAAATGACGTAAATGAGTATAGGATAATAACAATGCAGTTAGTAAAGGAGCATTTCAATGACTGATTCAGTCGTAAAAGAACGAGACTTCTATCGTGCGAAGCTCGAACAAGCCCAAGGTCGTATCCGTAGTCTGGAACACGACTTGGCAGAACTTCAGACAAGGGATAAGACCCTTACTGAAAGGGTGAAGCATCTTGCTTCTAACCCACCTCGTAGACCAAGGAGTCGCTATGCCCGACACTAGGTCTTACAAAATATTCCAAGGCGGTTATGTCATCCCAGCAAAGGATGACAGACCTGCCGACTATGTGAAAGCAAAACCACCTGTATTTCATTGTCAAGTATTTAATGGAAAACAGACTACTGCTTTCTTTACTAGAAAAACATATGCCGAAGCAAAACATGAAGGAGAGGAGTCAATGAAACTTGGAAGTTGAACTTGTAGACCATATGGGTGATGACCTCTCTGTAGTAAATGCAGCGAGAGTATCATTTGGTAAAAAGAAAACACAGTTTGAACACGGTGACCTCAAACTGATTAGGTTTCTCGCAAGAGAAGACCACTGGAGTCCTTTTGGACACGCATCTATGCAGTTCCATATTAAGGCACCAATTTTTGTCGCAAGACAATTAGTTAAACACCAAGTAGGTTTGGTGTGGAACGAAATATCCAGAAGGTATGTAGATGACGAACCAGAATTCTACACACCGATAGAGTGGAGACTAAGAGCAGAAGACAAGAAACAAGGTAGTAGTGAAGAGACTGTTGAATACAACATTGA